GTTGTCATAGATACCAGTCATGCTGACACCAAGAAGTCTCTCATCCTCACAGTTCTTCTTCCACTCAGGACGAAGATATGGGAATTTAGTAAATGTAGATTGAACAGTGCCAATGATCGTGGCCATTTCAATCTTCTTCTTCAAGGTTGCTGCTGTATCATCGGGACGAACAACAACGGTTGAAAGATTGCAAAACTCAAATGGCTTCAAGATGATCTCTGAGCAGGGGTTTGTTCCGTACTCAGCATCGATATCACGACCCCACTTGGCTGCTTGCTCTTGGAGAGCCTTACGATTGATCATTCCACGTTCACCGCTATGGCTGTTGTATAGCGAAGTCCATTCCTCAAGGAATTGACCCATTGGTGGGCGACCACGGTAAACAGCAGAGTTGTTTGCGTAAGAACGGAAACCAGCTTGCTCCCACCATGCTCCGCTCTTGCACAGAGCCATCTCACGATCAGAAAGATCGCTGAGTGAAATCATGGCAGAGCGTCGAACACCACCTACGATAACAGCATTTGCAATGGCACAGCAAACATCGTGGCACTCAAGAGCGGTCAACTTACGACCCTGTGCGCTGTAGAAAACCTTTACAATTAACTTAAAGAGATTATCAAGAGGAGCAGGCCCACTAGCGCGACCGCCAAAAGTCTTAAGTCTAGCTCCAGCGGGTCTGATCCCGGAAACATCCCATTTAACGTGACGACCCGAATACAGATGTTGTAGAATTTCTTTAAGAGCATTTCCCCAACCTTCTTTAGAGTCTTCAACTTTGACAACAACATTAAAATCCTTTTCTATCTTATTAGCGACAGTTGGAAGTTTATCAGTGTATTGTCGCTCAACACTGTAACCAACACCTGTTCCGTTCATTAGAACAACGAACAGTTCTGCAAATGACTCAACAGAATCAATTGGCAAATATGAGCAATTATACAAACAAGTGTTGTCGTGATCAAGTGCAGGCCCAGCAGTCATTAGACTTCTCATTGAAGGAAGAACTTCAAGATTTACAATTGCCTTCTTGATGTCTGGTCGTTCTGCAAGAGCAGGAACTTTGTCTGTGAAATAATTCCACCATCTATCGACACATTCATCCCATGTTTCTCTACGATTTTCTGATGGGAGCCATCGTGAGTAGCGCGAGATGAAAATAAACGATTGAAATGGTGATAAAATTTCTGCCATAATGGGCCTTTCTTTATTGGTGTCTTTATTTAGTTGTTAGAGTTTGCCACGAAACTGGGAAAAGTGGAGCAATTATTTTGTCAATTGCTTTTGCATATTCTTGAATTTCCCATTGTGCGTGAGCATCGATTCTTAGATTATAAATACGAGCAAATGCATATAGTGAACCAGTCCAAACAAATTCAGTATAAGTGCCTTGTGGCAATATAGAACGAGCTTGTTCGGGTGCAACTCCATCTGCAAGAAGATCATTATAAAGTTTTACACAATCTTTTGCAACTGAGTCGTATTCCTGTCTCATGCGAATGCAGAGATCCATATCTTCAATTCTTCCGCTGCTTCCCTGCTTTGCACCATTAGTTGGTGCAGATCTCCAAAGAGGAATATAGACTTCGGGATCAAATGTTACATACCTACGGCTGACTTCATTCATAGTCAGGCCAATTTGATGCTTGCCAAGTTGTGCACGAACAAAGATCGGGCACTTTACACGAATAGATATTGTAGCATGACAGAATGGAGTAAAGTGATTGTGTTTTGCAAGATACTTGATCAGTTTTCCATCTCGCTCAGAGAGAGATTGGGATGGAACATGACTGTCAGCATATTCCCAAGAACTCTCCTTGTTGAAGGAGACTCTTGCAGCATTGACAATACTAAGATCCGAACCCATCCAATCAATCAACTGAACATGTCCGTGATCTAAAACCGATATATCAGTCGGACGCACGCTTTGTGTCATCTGTGTCATCTTCAAGTTCATCCTTATCTACAAGTTCAATAGTAACACCTTGGATCTTAGTAAAGTCGGCAGCATACTCGCGTGCTCTTTCCCAAAGTTTTGGATCCATCTCCTTGACATATTCGCCAAATCTTTGTACAAATGTAAGATAGGCTTCGCTAGCCTTTAGGATTTCCTCTTCGGTCATGTCTTCGTTTTCGTCTTTCATTTAAACCTTCTTCCAGTAAGTATATTTCATCTTTGCGATAAGTCCAGAATAAACATTGTTTATTATTAGTTTCATGGTAGTGTTAACTCCATATGCCAATACCATGTCGTTTATGTCTTTCTTATCTATTTCGGACGGCCAGATTACTACATTTCTTCCGGCCTCTACGTACTTTCCAATGAGTGAAACTATTTCAAAATTTCTTGGTTCATTATCAAAAATAAAAACAACCTTTGTCTTTCGCAACTTTTCAGGCAATTCTGCCAACCATCCAGCCCCCTGCATTGCAACTCCATTTGGAACAAACATGGAATCTATTGGGCCTTCAGTAACATACACCGTTTCACGGGTGTCTATCTTATCTAGATTGTACCAAAGTCGCTCTTCGCCTTCACGCTTCAACGTGATGTAGCGTATTGCCTGACCTGTTGGGTCAAGAGATCGGCCTTGAACGCCAATAAGATCTCCAGAATCGTTATAGAACGGTATGACGAGTCTGGGTTCTTTGGTCCCGTCACGATCAAAGGATCGCATGACCTTTCCAAAATCAGTGCAATAATAAAAGTTGCAATATTTTTCTTTAGGTATTTCTCTGGATTTAACATATTTTATTGCCGTGTGATCAGCATTGAGTAAGTCAAGTCTTGTTCCGAGATCAGTAAACACTGGTTGCCTGGTAACTTCTGGTTTCTTTTCAACTTCTCGCGGATTCTCATTTTTAAATTTTTCAAACGCATATTCTTTTGCGAGTGTAGGGCTAAGAGTTTCAAGTACGCCATATATACCACAAGAAAAACCACAATTGTGACATTTGTAAACATAGCTTCCTTTGTGCTCAAAGAAGTATCCCCTTGTCTTGGACTTATTCTTCTGTGAGTCGCCACACTTAAAACATCTGCATGTGGCTAATGAATCTTTTTTCCATTTAAACTTCTCAAGAGAAATGGAAATCAAATTCACAAACTTCTTATCAATATATAGAGTCATTTGGCTTCTTCGAATGTCCAGTTGATGGCTTTATTCTTTTTCTTTCCAAATTTAGGATTGAAACCTTGACCATCAGCACCTGAACCAAAGCCCTCTTCTTCTGTTTGATTAGAATTAATAAGATTTGTGTTCGTGTTGTCTACATCAAAGAATTTCATCTTTGACTTGTTTACACCTACCAAGAACTTTCTGTTCTTGGTGGTATCATTTCCACGGTTCTTCAATTGCTTGACCATGAGTTGACCAGCCTCTGCAAGTTCCTCATTTTCAATGAGCGCAAAGAAGAAATCCGCAGTCTGAGGAAGACCAAAACTCTCTGAAGTATCGGTCATTTCCATATCGCTGCTCTTGGCACCTTCACGGTTTACCTGTGTAGCTGTCCAAAGAGGAATGTTGTATTGTTTTGCCATACCTCTTAATTCCTCAGCAATTCCTTTGACATAGGTGTAACTATTCATACCATTGCCAAGTTTAAATCTTGCACAAGAACAAATGTTCAAGTAATCAACGAAGATCACATCTGGGGTAAACTTTTTCTTGATTTTCAATTCCTCAAGAAGATTCCTGAAATGCGTTACGTTTGCTGCGGCAGTTGGATATTCCTTGATGATTAACTTACCACGGCAAGTTCTCTTTAGATTTTCTACCTTGGATTCATATTGTGTGAGAGGCATCTGTTCAAGAACATGCATATCGCTATCAAGAAGATTTGCATCAATACGCTTTGCAATCTCTTCCTCTGCCATCTCAAGAGTAATATAAAGGACATTCAAGTTTTGAGACAAACATGCTGCTGCGTGGTGGCAAAGAAACGCACTCTTTCCTACACCTGAAGCAGCCATCACTACATTCAATGTCTTCTTGCGGGTTCCACCACGGGTGATCTTGTTGAACATCTCAAGATCAAAGGGAACCTTTTCTTCTACTCTGTGGTAGTATTCATATCGCTCGTCAACATCTTCCAAAAAGTCATGTCCAACTCTAGTATCAAAGGATACAGAAAGAGCCTTTGACATAATCTCGGGAATGGCGTTCTGTGTTCTTTCCTTGTCTTTACCTTCAATGATTCCAATGGATGCCATAATTCCATTGTAGATTGCCTTTTCCTTGCAGAACTTTTCTGTCTGTTCGACCAACCAAGAGGTGTCTGACTTTTCTCCCTCTTTGTACATGTCGTCTGAAATTGAAACACACCGCTTGAACTCATTTTCTCCAAGCGCTTTTTCTTCTTCCAAAGAAATGACAACAGCATCTTTTGTGGGGATACTGTTGTACTTCAAAATAAATTTACTTACAATATTGAAGACTACTTTTTCAGACTTGTCATGAAAGTAATCCTCTTGTAGGAAGGGAACAACTTTGCGAGCATAGTCCTCATTGAGGACCAAGTTCTTTAATATTACGGATTCCATGTTTTAATTATACACTGATTGAATTGGAAGTCCAACATTAATCTTGATGAACATCATCTTCAAGATCGGCAGGTTCTTGCTCAATACCTTGTTCAACGATTTTAGTAAAAATTTGTCCAACAGTTTCTGTAAATGTTTTTTCAGATTGATCAAAATTTTCTGGTGCCTTCATGATGTCAATTTCCATAGTAACATCGATTTCTTGATTTTCTGTTTCTTTCAAAGAAATTTTTCCATAACGATATATGATACCTTTGTATTGCCCTTCCATAATAAGAATAGGGCAATTAGATGAAACGTCATCACTTAATTCAGGTACATACTTAAATTCAGTCACCTTGTCCATACTTGAAGTCCTTTTGAATTGCTGCATCCAATCTATCTAGGATATCTTTTGTATAGTATTTTTCTGGCTCTTCATCTATATTCTTTTCAAATGCTTTTGTGCCATCTGGTAATTCGATTCGTGTTGAAACCTTCTTAAAGATGTTATATTTGATAGCAAGATCAGTCAATCCATAATGTCTGCTTAATCCTGAACTATAATTTAATCTGGTTTCGACTTGCATGTTTTCTTTGACAAATCTGTTTTTGTAGTTTGTGCACTTAATGAAGTTTCCAACAACACCCTCTTCAGTCTTGTCTTTGCTCTTTGAAAGGGTTAAAATATTGCTTGCAGCATACTTCAATCCAATTCCACCACCCAGTTCTTTTGTTGGAACATAAGCACCAATAACTTGATAAGTGTGGTTTGTAAGAAGCATGGGGATCTTTGCTTTTCCCAACTTCAAAGTCAATACACGGAAAGCAGCTTTTGTTTGTTGTGCTTTAGTCATGTCTCTTACATTTTTACCTTCAGCAGAGTCTGTCATTTCTTTTTCAGTTGACAACATACCCAAAGAATCAAGAATCATAAAAATTGGTTTACGATCTTCTTCTGGTTGCTCAAGCACATCGTTTACTATTTTCAATGCCTGTGTTTTAAATTCTTCGATTGTTGATACAGGAACTACTGCAATTCTCTCAGTATCAATTCCTCTCTGTTCAAACATAGATCTGGTTACTGCTTGTTCGGTATCAAAATAAACCACAACACCATCTTTGTGGTCTTTCAAGAACTGAGTTGCAATACCGATAGCATAATAAGTTTTTCCAGTTGCTGGGTCTCCAGCAAGACAAGAAATTTTATTATTTGGTAAACCACCGTATATTGATCCCGATAAAAGCGCATTAAGAGCGTAGCACCCAGTATCAATAAAACCAGTAACATCAGAGCCCTCAAGACCCTCTGATACAATCGATGCGTCCGGGTTATTAATTTTTCCGATTAGATTTTTTAGATACTTTGACATTTTTTTCCTTTCTTACATACAATATACAACCAGCAACCCCTTCAGGTGTGTCATGCATTATTTTTATAGATTCAATGATTATATCATCTTTAACATCAAGTAGTCGGTCACCAACGATAAAGCATGGCCCACCTTCAAAATCGAATAGACCATCGCCAAAGCGAGAATACAAAGACCTACCTTCGACTTTGTAAGATCCGTCTTCAAGAAGTGTGATAATTCTTTCATCACCATATCTAGATTTAATTTTCTTTACCATATCTTAACAATATACCTCATACAAAGAATTCTTCAAGAGATACTTCTGCATTTAATTTCCAATTTATTGCCTGCAAGATATTATCCAAAGGTTCCTTGAATGTTTTTTCAAATTGCTTTGTTCTATCAATGTACTTCTCAAGATTAAATTCCTTGGGAGGACTGTTGATGAAACCCATGACAGCATCTTTACCAGCCATTCCATATGGATTTGGAACTTTGACAAAGACAAACTTCATCTTGTCGTTTTCCTTAATTGCTGCATACTGCTTGTCAATTCCAATTTTTTTGCTGTAACTGTTGTACAGCAATGCCGCCTTGGTTGCGATAGGTGTTCCAGTTTGATAAATCTTTGTATTGTCAGAATACTTGTTGATTCCCTTGACTCCCCGAGGAGCTGCGACATCAGATATAGGAAGCACCATAAATTCATCATAGAATTCATTCACATATTGTCGCAGCTCCTCCGGGGTTTTAGTCAAGATGATCTTGATGCACTCTTTTAGTTTCTTTCGAACAATTGCTGGTGTGCTGCTCCTGGCAGTTTCCAGACCCATGATCTTCAGTTTTGGCTCTTCAAAGCGAATGCCTTCAAGATCCTGAACGAGCAAAGCATAACGCTTCTTGGCAATAAACATACCTGCTGATGCGATTGCTTCACGCTTGAAGAAGATCTTGTTTTCAGAGCAATTCAATGTCTTTGTAAGAAGATCCATTTCCTTCTTGAGTTCGGGTTGAATCTTCTGCTCACATATTTTGTCAACAAAGTCGGTGATGTCCGTGATTTTGGTCTTTTGCTGAATTTGTGTGACGATTTCATCCAAGTTCAGATAAACTGAATCTGTATCAACAGCTAGAACATAATCTTTATCATTGTTCTTTGTCAGATGACGAATATATCCGTTCATAGCATTTTCTGCCGTCCGAATGATTACCTGACCTGTAACTGTCACAGCGGTTGCCAATTCAGGAGATGAATAAATGAATGCAGGATTTCCCAAGCAACCATAAAGACTGTTGGCCAAAATCTTCTTTACTGACTGACGAATCTTAAGTGCTGCAATTCGTGGAAGAAGATCGGTGTCCTTGGAATGTTCAAACTCTTTTTCCAACTCCAACATCTTATTCTTAGCTTCTTTTCTCTGATTGAATGTTCGCTCAATGAGAATAGGAATGAAACCACGAATATTGTTGGTAAACATGGATCCATTGCAGGACAAACAAGCGTTTTGTTCTGATGCTTGATTTACAAGGTTTGGAATATCTTTTCTTTTGCTTCTCAAGAAATCGTCTGCACTTAGCGATGCATCTTTCTTGACACAAGTTTCCGGAGAAATATTCCATCCCATGATGATGCTTGGATAGAGGCTTGTGGCATCGAAGCTGACTACATTCTTGTACAAACCTGGTGCAACATCCTTAACATATGCACCGACAAACTGGTCATCCTTGGCATATGAAGTCTGTATTGGTGGAATTATGTCCTTGCGAAGAAGATAGTCGCAACAGATCGTTCCCCAAATTCTGGTGGCAAAGAACACAACATCAAACGGAATTTTTGCTTCATATGCAATAGAAACAGCCAAGTCGATAAGACGAAGTTTGTTGTCTAGTTTTTCAACCAGTTCAACGTCTTGAATGTTATACTCAGCAAATCGCTGAAAGTCTTTGGTATAGAATTCACGCAAGGAGCCATATTCTGCGTAATCTAGCTTCTGTTCGTCTAACTCGGCTTTGGCAATAAAGTTCAGAGCATAACTCTCTTGACTTGTTCCAGAGAACTTCTTGTAAAGATCCATATAATCCAGAATAACATATCCCGGAAACTCAAACAATCGGTAGTCAGTTCCACCAATATTAGTTTCACGCTCTTTCATTAGATTGAAAGGAAGCCAAGACTGTATTTCCTTATCCTCAAAAAATAAACGAGCTCTACCAATGATGTAAGGAATATCAAAGAGCTTGACATTCCATCCTGTGATTACATCAATGTCTTCCTTACGAAGCAACTCAAAGAACTTTTGAATAAGTTCCTTCTCGGATGAAACAAGAATAAGTTTGCAGTTTGGAATGGAAACTTGCTTCTCGGTAATTGCATAGTTGATACCAGAAATTCTAAGACCGATGATATTGATCTTCTCATTGGGATTGCGAAGATCTGGGAAGCCTCCTTCAGTCTCAGTTTCAATATCAAAATATGCTATCTTGATTTGGGAAAGATCGTATACCACCTCACTCTCGTAAGTCTCCAAGAGATATTGAGTGACGAAATCAGTATTTCCATAAATTGGCGAATCATTCAAGTCCTCATATTGCTTAAGAAACTCCCTGCAGTCATATAGTGTGTCAAAGATCATTCTCTTGACACCAATACCATTAAGAGTCTTGTATTTGGTTTCCTTGTCAGATTTGATGAACAAGGATGGCTTAAAGGAAACGGAGTCGGTAAACCGAACTCCGTCTTTATAACCCCTTACAAGAATCTTGTTTCCCTTGATTGCGCAGGCAGTATAAAATTTCATTGTGTTTTATTTGTTTCCCTATCCTTTAGGAGGCCAGCAAGTATGACACTATAGTTAATCATGTCAACAATTGCATCATAGACACTTTCATTTTCCAATGAAAGTTGGCCACGGTTAAGGAAGGTTGAAATTCTAGACATTTTATCCGTCATACGAATTAAAACGCCCATTTCAGCAGTACTGAACCCTAAAAATTCAGCCCTGCGAAAATTCATGAAAGGATCCTGACTAGAGGCATAGTCAGCATTCTTTTTTTTCATTAATTCTTTTGCACCAGTGCAAATTTCTTCATGTAATCGGAATAGTTCTTCTCTTGTCATAATACCTATTATAACACCACAAGCGGTGGTGTCAAGAATATAAATATTAAAGTCATCCCGGAGTTTCATTAAGATGTACTTAATTTCCCTAATAGATCCCACTAAATTTCTTGAAGCCACAGCATTAGTAGTAGCCGGAAGCCTTGGGGTCATTTGGGGAGCAATCAAATTTTGGAAATCTAAACAAAAAAATAACAATTTTATTGAAATTCACACACAAATTCATGAGCTATTGACTGAGTTAAGAATTGTTTCAAGATCAATGAGAGCTAGCATTATTCAATTTCATAATGGTGAATATACTATGGATGGAATCTCCATGTTAAAGTTATCTGTAACACATGAGTCAACATACAAAGGGTATATATCTCAAGTAGCAAAACTAAAAGGAACTTTATGTTCCATGTACATTCCTTTATTGACTAAAGTAATAGAAAATAAAAGTACAATACATCATACGTCTGCTTTATCAGAAAGTTATGTAAAAAGTTTTTTAGATGATGAAAATGTATCACAGTATGCTTGTTTACCATTAAAAAATAAGGGTGCAAACATTGGTTTTATTTTAATTCAATGGCACCACGATTTTGAAATACTCGGAGAATATCAAGAAGACATTATGAAAAATTTTGAGCATCTTCGGGATTCAATACAAGTACAGTTGTCACACCAAAAGAATTGAGGAATTTATGCCAACAGAATTAATATCATTATTGGGTGGAGGAGTCACTGGATTCCTATTTCGCTACTGGGCACAACAGGCCCAAGATCGCAAAGAAATGTTTGAAATGGCTATGGGAGCCAATAAGCAAACTACAGATAACCAAGACAAGGCTGTTCAAAGAGTTCCCCTTGATATGGGCAAAAATGTTAGACGAATTATTGTTCTTGCCTGTTTATTTGCCGTAGTAGCAGCCCCATTTGTTCTTCCTTTCTTCGGTATTTCAACATTTGCAGAATTTACTCAAACACAACCTTCAAGTTTCTTCGGAATGATTCCTGAAACAACTAAAAAGTACTTTGTAGAAATTCCAGGATATCTGTTTGCTGAAGAAAATCGTCAAGTTCTCTTGGCAGTCGTAGGATTCTACTTTGGTACAGCAGCAGGAGCAAATAAATCATGAAATATTTTTTACTACTATTATTACTCGCTTCCTGCACCACACCTCAGATTATATCTCCTTTGGACAAAAAGGGAAACCCAATTCATAGCGTTCTAAAAGAACCATTCTTTGGGAGCCCAAGTCAGGCTTCTGAGTGGTCTTTTTGGTATGTAATAATTTGTATGGTTGCACTTTGGTTTATTTGGAAAGAAGTTAGAAAATTTTTAGTCAAAACACCACCCAAATCAGAAGATAAATAATTAAGTCATGTCAATAGACAAATCAACAATGAAAATTTTCTTTGAAGCAATGGAAGGAACCATGCTTGGTTCTGGATATTCTTCAAAAATTGTAACCACTCCAATGGGACCATTCAAATGGAATTCTACAACAGAGTTGTGGGAAAATGTAAACAATGGAATGGTAATGAATAATATATCATTTCAAGACATGATATTGATGGATTATGACACCAATGGTGGTGGTTATGACATGATCCAAATACCAGATTTTAAACCTGTTTTAAGTGGAAGTTTTGGAAATCTAATAGGTATGACTGCAGCATCAATAACTAGATGGGCCAGTGTAAGTGGCCCACAACAAAATTTACTAAATGGTTCATTTATTACTGTCAATAATGTAAGACCATTCATAAACGTTGTTGCCACATCTACAAGAACTGAAACTTTAAATAATGGATTTAATATTTCAACAATATTTTATAGTAAAAACGGTGCAGCAGCAACCAGTGGAGTTGGTGGAATTACAGTAGGAAATGGGGATACAATAAGAATTGGCGCAAGAACACCAAATTCTTCAGAGGGTTCTGGTGCTACTGGATTTATTAGATTGTTGAATGTTAGTGATAATCTAACAGAATTGGCTTCAATAACTTGGTCTTACCGATACCCACTTAGTGTTGGTGGCTAAAATTAATTCTTACCAGTACTTCCAAACCCACCAACACGATTTGATTTCTGTGTAGGTTGCTCCCAAGTCTCTTCAATATCAAATTGCTCATATCGAACCAATTCACCTTGAGCAATTCTATCTCCGTGATACACTTTCATAATCTCATCTGAAGTATTCAAGACAATCAACTGTGTTTCATTGACGTAATCCTCATCAATGACACCTTCACAGTTTGCCATAATAAGACCATACTTTAACGCCATTCCAGATCTTGGGTGGATCCGCATGGAATATCCTTCAGGAAGATCAAAGATCAATCCTGTACGAATCATGGCTCTTTCGTTTGGTGCGATGGAAATATAAGACTTTCCATTTGAACCATCATGCTCTACTTTAAATTCTTTTTGAGTTTTTCCAGCCCAGATGTTTACCTTTGAGTTGGCTGGAATATACGCTGCCAAATCAAAACAGGCAGCTTTACGGGTTTGGTAATTTGGAATCTGAGCGTCTGGTTCTACTTTATATACTTTGAGCATAAAAATATTTTAACACAAAAATAAGGGTTGTCAATTAACAATTATTAGACCAATCAAAACTTCCTAAAGTTATACCAGGAGAAACATTTGAAACTCTTACAGTAGATGTATATGTTTCATATACACCATATGGATCTAGTGCTTCTACTCCAAATTGGAGATAATAACCATTTGTTATTCCAGAAATAGCTGTAAGACCAGAAAATAGATCAAAACTAATGGGATTAAATTTAGGATCTAAAACGGCAGATGGGCTGATATTGGCATCCGGAGTACGATTTGATGTAGTTACTCTATACCAAAGTGATAAATTTTCACTTGCTGCGCCAGGTCCACTAATTTGTAAATTTATTGTATTACTTATACCAACAATTCTAACACTTGAATAAGCAATTACATAAAAGTCTGGATCAGAAGAACATTCTGTGCTTATATTACTAAAACTTATGTCGGAAGGAACTATATTTCTTCCTCTTGAATTGCCAACAAAATTATTTAAATGTCTCATATTAGATTGCCAGAAAGATTAAAAATATTACTGGCATAAGAAATTAATGATGCTGATGCGTGCTGTCCAGCCAATCCAGTAAATCCACCATAGACATTCAAAGTAACTCCTGATGCTGCTGTAAATCCTACTCTTCCAGTAGCATTCAATCTTATTATAGTTGTACTGAAACCAACTGGAAGACCTGTAGGAATAGTCAATGTACAACCAGAAGCATTATCATGTGTCAATACATCACCGTTATCAGAAGCCAAGAAAGTATATGTGGTTCCTGTAAGTGATTTAATCCCAGCTGAAGTTAATATATAGGCTCCAGAGGAAATTCCAGAAGCACATATTCCAGAAGGAACATCTAACAAACCATTAATTCTTGCCAAAGTTTGTGTTGAAGGACCTATAATTGTTGTACTTGATCCTAAACCAGTGGTAGATGGACCAATAACAATTTCATTAGTTCTACTAGAAGCACTTGCCGCAGAATCACTTCCTATGTAAATTCCACCGGATCCGCTCATTAAACCATTTCCTGCATTAGTACCAACTGCAACAACATCAGTACCATTAAAAGATGATAAAGTTAGATTTCCTATTGCTGTATTTTTAGTTCCAGAAACTAACTGAAACAAACTTCTTCTTCCAATTGCAACATTTTGAGAACCAGTAACACTTGCCGTAAGTGCTTGTCTTCCTACTACTACATTTTGATCTCCTGTTGTATTGCTATTAAAAGCTAAACTACCTAATACAGTATTGGTGTTAAGATTTCCGGAACCCAAACCAACTCTAACATCATTATTTACAAAAATATCATTGGCAAATGTTCCATTAGAAGCAGACACACCTCCAGATGCATTTACAAAACCACTGGATCGAATATTTCCAACAACATGCAATTTGTCTGCTGGGGCAGTCAATCCTATGCCAATAAATCCAGTAAATGCAGCCATGTGAATTCTGCCGTTTGCATCAACATCTATGCTAGGAATACCAGAAATATCATTAACGCTAAAAATACTTCCCGTCCCCAAACGGTTTACAACGCTGAATAATTGTCCAGCAGAGCCTTCAAATGACACAGCACCACCAGCAGTCAATCCCGTCCCCGTAGTTCCATCCAAAACTCTTAATGTAATAGGATCAACCCCCTGGCCAGTAAATACAATACTTGGCTGAAAAGTTGAACCACGATTTGGTGTGATGATTATGTTTTTATCTATATCAGGCATATTCTATATTATTTAGGGCATTGGATTTGGATTAGTCCATTCAGGACCTGAAAGAATATTCAAAATTTCTGAATATGTATAGGGTCCTTCTTTGGTCTGTAAGTTTGTTACAGATGAGGGTTCTTGTCCATCCCATTTTACAAAAGTCTTGGTTCCGTCCACAGACTTTCTAACAGTCTCTGCGGAGGTTTCAAGGACTTGTGAGAAGTCTATTGCGGGGAGTTCCGATACGTTAAAGATCATA